ACCACTTGGGCATGCTATCGTGGGACGAGGAGACCGGTGAGAACTGGGACGTGTCCATTGCTGAACAGCTAGTCATTAAGTGGTTTGAGCAGGCCATCGCTCAGTCACCTAACGCTGACACGGCTGTGTTCGCACAGCTATCGGACTTCTTGCACTTCGACGGCATGGACGCTGTAACGCCCGCGTCTAAACATCTGCTCGACGTAGATACACGCTTTGCTAAGTTAGTCCGTTCTGCAATACGTGTATTACGCACCGTAATAGACATGCTGTTAGCCAAGCACCAAAAGCTACACATTATTATGGCTGACGCTAACCACGATCCGGTCAGTCAGATATGGCTGCGCGAGTGGTTTAGTGTGCTGTACGAGAACGAGCCACGCGTTACTGTGGATAAGTCACCTAACCCATACAATGCGTACGAGTTTGGTAACGTGGCGTTGTTCTTCCACCACGGTCACAAGCGTAAAGTCGCAAACGTATCAGAAGTGTTTGCTGGGCAGTTTAGGGAAATGTTTGGTAGGACTAAGTACGCTTACGCACATATGGGTCATTACCACTCCATAGATATTAAAGAAAATAACTTGATGATAGTCGAACAGCATCGTACACTAGCACCAGGTGATGCGTATTCTGCCAGGGGCGGTTGGCTATCAGGCCGAGATGCTAAGGTAATAAGTTATGATCGCCGATACGGTGAAGTCAGCCGGTTAACAATTAACTCTGATATGTTGAGGTAAATATGGCTAAACGTACACCGGAAGAAATCTGTTACGACTTGTTAGGTCAGTCTATCGATGAAATTGAAGTGGATTACGACAACGAAATCATTGTCATCACCACTAGCATGGGTAGAATTGAATTTACTGGTGATGATTTAGCGATGTACGTCGAAACCGACAAATTTGACGGGTAAAGCTAAAAAACGACCTCACCAATCGCTGTATAACAGACGATTGATAAGGCGGTAATGCACTGATAGCCACGCATGTACAAAAACCTGTCAAAAACGCAGGAAAGTAGCAAATCACGTATTCAAGTATGTTCAATTCGTAATTCATGTATTTCTATCTCTATTTTTTTGTCGGACGGCAATTTTACCATAGCCGTGGTCGGAAAATGACCGCGAGATAGAATTTCAACAACACATTCACCTTTGTTCCACCATAACCATTTTGGTAATGTCATTTTTTCAGTCATGTTATTCTCCGTATTCCATTTGTAAAAGTAGTTCGCAATAGTGCATCGCTTTTTTGATGTCGTCAGCGCCGTTCTTATTTTGATGTCGGCAAATATATTTTATGACATTTCCTTCAAGAAATCCGATTTCGTTAAACACTATAAATTCTGCTGGCTGAATATTCATATTGGCGTAATGTGTCCCGCCTACTTGATCGTTTAACGCATTAGTAAGGCGCATATTTTCTTCCTCTGCGACTTCTTTAAGCCATTCTTTTTCATCCATGTGCATCTCTGTCATTCCGTCACTCATTGTTTGCTGCCTCCAATACTAAGTCTTCCACGCGGATCAGCGTGTCGTCTGATAATAGGTTTGATATGTCTTGCGTAGAGTCCGGCAGTTCTATTGACAGTATCTCTACATCAACGTCGTCAGGGCTGTCGCCAGTGCCGAACGGATCGTTATACCTGGTAATGTTTGCGTACACATCTAGCTCGATGCCGTATAGATTAATTGTGTATATCATTTTGTCACCCACATCCATAGTCTAGTCCAAAAGCCGACTGGCTCAAATTCCTCAATCGGTAACCAAGGTGTTGCGTCTACGTTAGTAAACTTGTAATTTTGCCTATCCCAAACTTCACGATAGTTGTTCATGGTTTTACTGCCTCCTTAATTATTTCCACACGCTCACGCGCAGCGCGTAAGATGGTGTAGCGTTGATGTAATCGTTGTAACATTGAAATACGGCGCTCGGTCTGTCGCTCATGGTTTAGCAACGCCAGCACTTCTTCCTCTGTCTTGTCGTTAATGATAGCGTTCAGTGAACGCCAGTTTAGTCTTTCCATCCTACTCTCCTTGGTAATGCAGACCGTCGTTGCCGTTGGCTGCGATAATGTCAATTCTGTCTTCGTCCCAGTTAAGCGGACAACCCGTAAAAGCACACTCTTTTGTTGTAGCAAACGTCTTACCGCAGATGTTGCAGTTAGCATCTTTCTGTCTAAATATTGCGTCAAAGTTATCCTCAAACTCTTTACTGTTTACACGGCTCTGTATCAAGTCGCCTGTGATGTCGTTATGTGCCGCCATCTTGTTTCTCCTTATGTACAATGTATTTATTTTGTTAGCTATGGTTTACACATTTAGTCTAAAACTAAACCAAAAGTGTAGACTTACGCAAACAATGCTCATGCTATGTGCTTCAAACCCAGTTGCGCCAACGGTTTTAAGCATAGTCACTTACCGTATACCTTCTCTGCGTTCTCTTTCATCTTAGCTAAAATTAATAAGAACCGTAGTTCTTCCATCTCTGCTTCGGTCATACAGTCTTCCCTATGTAAGTAGCTTTGCTGTCATTGAACTGCACCTCTATCTGACACTCTTGCCCCTTGTTTCCATTGTAAAGTTTGTATAACCCCAAACAAATGGAAAGAATACAGATAACTAGCAAAGTTGCTATCACCACGGTTGCACGATCTACGCTTCTATCTACATTACAATCGGCGCAGTCGCACCGACGGCCTTGCTCACAGTTTTGGTTACATGGCATCACTTTTCTCCCCTATTTCAACTATAGTAAACTTCTTTTTAGTATACCTTTCGGCAGCCTTCCGAGACATAAATACTGGCAATACCCCAATCATGCCACTGGCAAACTTTAACTCTACTGGCGTAGGGGCGCCAAGCACTTTAATATCCGCTTTACTCTGTAATGCCATTACTATGAACATTTTAATTCCTCCATTGCAACATCAGAAATAGCCCGCTTGTCATGCAAGGCCGCCCAAATACGTTCGTCTACTGTCTTGTTAGCCAACAGTATGTAGCACCACACATCATGCGCTTGGCCACTGCGATGCAGACGGCCTATGGTTTGTTCATACAGCTCTAAGCTCCACGGCAGTGAGAAGAACACAATCTTACAGCCGCCGTGTTGTAAGTTCAGGCCGTGGCCTGCTGACTTAGGGTGTATCAATAACAGCTCAATCTCACCGTTATTCCAACGCTTGATGGCGTCAGGCTCGTCTATCGTCACGGCTTTAGGAAAGCGCTGCTTTAGCTTTTTAAGTTCCGCCTGGAAGTTGTACACCACGATAGTGTTGTCGTGTTGGTTCTCGTCCAGTAGGTCTTCTAGCATGTCAAACTTATGAAAGCTCAACCATTTAGTCTCAGCGCTGTCTTCGGTGTCGTAGATAAAGCCTGACGCCAACTGCTGTAGCTTGGACGTCAGCACGGCAGCGTTAACAGCGGTCAATGTTTTGCCGTCCAGCTCCATCACAAACGTCTTCTTAAAGTGTTCGTACTCTTGTCGGTTAGGCAGTTCGCACCGCACCTCTACCGTATGACATGGCGGTAGCTTGTCGCTGTATTCGCCAGCCTCTAGCACATACGTGGCAGGCTTAATAATCTGCATCACGGTCTTAAGTGCGTCAGGGCGTGGCTTCCAGTCGTTAAAGTCTTTGTTCAGTAGCACAAAGTGTTGCTGTAAGAACGCGCCCTTGCTACGGCCTAACAAGGTCTGATCGACTATCTTGCACTGGCCAAACACATCCTCTAAGCCGTTGCTGGTGAACGATCCGGTCAAGCCCCAGCGTATTGTTATCTTGTCCATCAGCTTGGCGATGGCTTTAAAGCGTTTGCCAGTAGGATTTTTTAGTCTAGTCAGCTCGTCAAACACCACGGCATCAAAGCCTTTCAATGTCTCCAACGATTGCAGGCTGTCGTAGTTCGTCACCACTACATTGGCGTCGGTCTTGAACGCATCCTGGCGTTGCTTCTGTGTGCCTACTGCCACTACTAACGACAGACGTGGCGCCCACTTAGGCTGCTCAACGGGCCACACGTCAGTGCAGACACGCTTAGGCGCAACGACTAGGAAGCGCTTAACAAGCCCCGCCTCGATAGCGTCCTGCATCGCAGTGAGCGTGATGGCCGTCTTACCTGCGCCCACAGGCGCAAGTATCATGGCACGGTCATGCTCGTATATAAAGTCAGCCGCGACTTCTTGGTAGGGACGTAGCTTTAGCCCCATTGTGCTGCCATCGCGTCGGCGATGCCTTGGTATGTTTCTGATCGCAATTTCCATCTGTCTTCTGATGGCGGTAAATAATGCAATCGTTCGCGTTGATTTTTAGGTAGTTTTAGCATAGCTTCTTTAACATTATTGGATTCTATAAGGGGGGGGTGTTTTTAAGCCATAAGCATGTTGCCTTTTGTTCCATGTGTCCAAACATCCACGGTTGAATTACTTGATCCGGCTTGCGCCACAAGGTAGACATAATACACACAGGGTTTTCAATCACAATTCTAGGTATAGATAGTTTAGCTAACCGCATAAAAAATGATACGCTGGCTTGTTGTTGGCCTACAAGACGTTTTTTAGCAAACCACGCGGCGCCTGATACAGATAAGTCTGTGCAAGGCGGGTGTGCTATCATTAGATCCCAAGGGTAATCGACAACATCAAACACGTCGCCTTGATAATGAGGGCCAAGCGCATCAGTCGGTAATAAATCGCAACTCATAGCATCATGGCCCTTTGCAATAAAGGCATCCCTGACGCGCCCGCTATACTCACACGCGATTAATACTTTTAGCCCAGTCATCAATGTCTTCCTTATTCCATAAACATGCGTATTTTTGATTTAGTCGTGTCACCTCTATTGCAAATACTTTTTGCAATTCGGACAACTTACCGCCATCTGTTTTTATTTCCACAAACCACGTATCACCGTTAGGCAAACACGCTACACGATCCGCCACACCCCGATGCGCTGGGCTTGTAAACTTGTAACTCTTACCGCCTAACTGCTCTACTACCTTCTTAAAGTAGGCTTCAACTTGTTTTTCTAACATGCTTATCTCCCGTTGATGAATTAAATAATAACACAATAAAAAATATATTGACAACATTTATTTTTAAATGCTAAACTGCAATCTCAATAGGTAATCTAAAGGACAGTAAATGAAACATTCATCCGTAGTCGGCGGTTCAACCGCCAAACGTGTTATTGCTTGCCCTGGCTCTGTGGCGCTCTGCGACAAGATGCCACCACGCCCTTCCAGTAAATACGCCGATGTAGGCACGTTACTACATAATGTGATTGCAGACGTATTAGACAAAGGCTTTGCGCCTGAGCATTACCTTGGCACCACGTACGAAGACCAAGTGCTAACGCAAGAACTAATAGACGATAAGATTAAGCCTGCCTTGGCTGCGCTTGATGCTATCGACCCTGACAAACAAATGGAATATGCAGTAGAGACACGCGTAGGCTTTGGTGACTTCCTGCCTGACGTGTTCGGATCGACTGACTTCCTAGGCCGCATCGGTGACACTGCCTATGTATTAGACTGGAAGTTCGGCGATGGCGTAGCCGTTGAGGTAGAAGAAAACCCACAGCTTATGTTTTACGCGGCTGCGGCCATGCGTACTAAAGAGGTAGCGTGGGTGTTTGAAGGCGTCACCAATATAGAGATGATTATCGTACAACCGCCTGCCGTTAAACGCTGGACGACAAACCCTGAACGCATTAAGAAGTTTGAGCAAGAACTGGCGTCTGCTGTGCGCCTAGCTGAGTCACCTGACGCTAAGTTAAACGTGGGCGACCATTGCCGTTGGTGTTCTGCTAAGGCTATCTGCCCACAGATGACGGGCGCTGTTGACCGTGTGTTGCACACAAAACTCGATGCGTTGCCTGTTCAACAAATCGGTGTATACTTACATAATGCTGACATATTAGAGCAGTGGATTACCGATCTACGTGCGCTGGCATTTCAACTACTGGAGACAGGCAAACCTGTACCAGGCTATAAATTAGTCGCTAAACGCGCTACAAGACAATGGGTTAATGAGGATGACGCTAAGGCTGCACTCCTTAAAGACCTGAAAGAATCTGACATAATGGAGACAGCTTTAATCTCTCCGGCCAAAGCTGAGAAGGTGCTTAAAAAGCACGGCCTCACGCTACCGGAAGGTACAGTTGTCGCCATTAGTTCAGGTAGTACGCTGGCAAACGAGGATGACCCTCGCCCAGCTTTGTTGCAAATTGGACAGCAATTGACCGCTGCCCTTAGTAAAATAATCTAAAGGAAATTAATATGACTAATCTAGTAAACTTCAATCAAGCAAACCTACCAACCGTAGCATCATTAAGCACTGCACTTCGCGCTTTAGAGCAAGACGTGTCACCTGCTGGCGTTGCAATCCTTAAAATGGATAAGACTGGCCACTGGGTATACGGTGCTGATCAAACTGAAATCGAAGACGACTCTACTTGGGCTGTTAACCCTTTCTCATTCGTTCACGGCTTTATTGCCTGGGGCGACGGTGAAGTGTTAGGCGAGAAAATGGTATCTGTATCACAACCATTACCTGAGTTAGAAGGCGCACCTCAAGCCGCTAAACGCGGATGGGAAACGCAAGTCGGCCTTTCATTGAAGTGCCTAACTGGTGAAGACAAAGGTTTAGAGGCCCGCTTCTCTACAACGTCTGTTGGTGGTAAACGTGCAGTGCAAGCACTGGCCGTAGCCATCGCAAACCAAGTAGAGAAAGACCAAGCTAATCCAGTGCCTGTCATTCTACTTAAAAAAGAACACTATCAACATAAGAGCTATGGCCGTATCTTTACGCCAGTGTTTGACATTGTTGAGTGGACTGGCATGGATGCTAAAGAGGCTGACGCCGAAGAAGCTGCACCTGCTGTAGAAGAAACGTCACGTCGTCGTCGTTCAACATAATGATCTTGTGGTTGGATTACGAAACCCGTAGCCGCTGCGACTTACCTAACCGTGGCGGCTATAACTACGCTCAAGACGCCAGCACTGAGGTGTTGTGCATGTCTTATGCGTTTGATGACGGGGATGTATTCACTTGGATACAAGGTCAACCTTTTCCCGATGAAGTTATGCAACACTTTATAAATGGTGGTCAGATACGCGCACATAATGCGAGCTTTGACAGGCTTATAACTGAATTTGTTGTTTGCCCTGACGATAAAATTCCTACACCTAAATTAGAGGCTTGGTATTGCACGGCTGCACAAGCCCGTGCGAACTGTGCGCCTGGCTCACTAGAAGACGTAGGTCGCTTCTCAGGCGCTACCATGCGTAAAGACCACCGAGGTAAGCAGTTGATCCGTCTGCTGTCTATACCTCGCGCCGATGGCACGTTCAATAACGACCCTACCTTGATGGCCGAGATGATTGCTTACTGTGAGCAGGACGTCAAAGTCATGCGTACTATCTCTAAGGCCATGCGTAACCTGTCCGATGACGAGTTACGTGACTACCACATCAACGAGACAATCAATGACCGTGGTGTGCTGTTAGATAGGCCATTGGCCGACTCTGCTATACGCTACGCTAGTATAGAGCTAGAGGAGATCGAGCGCATTGTGTCTGAGGTGACTAAGGGTGCGATTACATCTGTACGCTCCCCGCGTATGCGTGAGTGGGTGCAAGAGCGTGTTGGCCCTGAAGCCCTGAAACTAATGACAACGTATAAAGAGGGCGAGAAAAAGATGTCGATTGACAAGTCTGTTCGCGCTAATCTTTTACTACTTGCAGAGGAAAACCCCGATGAAGTACCGAGCGACGTTGCGGACGTCATACAATGCGCGGACGACTTATGGGCGTCCTCGGTTGCGAAGTTCAACCGACTATCTCAACTTGCTGACGTCGAGGATGACCGCGTACGAGGCGCCTTTGTCTTTGCCGGCGGTAGCGCGACTGGCCGTGCATCTAGCTATGGGGCGCAAGTTCATAACTTTACGCGCCGCTGTGCTAAAGAGCCTGACGAAGTAAGGCAGGCTATGGTGCGTGGTCATGCTATCGTGCCTAAGTATGGTAAGCGTGTGACTGACGTGTTAAAAGGCATGTTGCGTCCTGCGCTGATCCCTGCTAAAGGCAAGTCGCTAGTGGTAGCAGACTGGAACGCAGTAGAGGCCAGGCTAACCCCTTGGCTATCCAACGACCCACGCGCTGACGAGGTGCTGGACGTGTTCAGATCAGGACGTGACATCTACGTGAGAGAGGCGGCAGGTATATTCCACCTGCCTGAAGCCGAAATTACATCTGATAAAAGACAGATTGGTAAGGTTGCTATTCTTAGCTGTGGCTTTGGCGGTGGCGTTGGTGCTTTCGGTGCGATGGGTCGTAACTACGGCATTATCCTAACCGAGTCCGATGCCAAGCGTACTGTTGATGCGTGGCGCCGTGCTAATCAATGGGCGGTGAACTATTGGCAGAAGTTAGAAGAAGCCTATACCCGTGCGCTGCGTAACAAGGGTAAAGAATTTAGTGCAGGCCGCGTGACATACTTATACGACGGTGTGCATTTATGGTATGCTTTGCCTTCAGGTCGAGTGCTTTGTTATCCATTTGCAAAACTTGAGCCTGACGGTGTGACCTATGCTAAAGCAGCATGGAAGCCAGCCGCCGATGCTACCGAATGGCCTAGAGCTAGATTATGGAAAGGTCTTGCGTGTGAGAACATTACGCAGGCCGTTGCTAACGATCTACTCCGACATTCATTAAGATTGATTGACGATGTTATTCTTCACGTTCACGACGAGATTGTCGTAGAGACAGATAAACCGGATGAAGTTTTGAAACAAATGAGCGATGTAATGTGTACGCCACCTGACTGGGCTAAGGGATTACCTTTGTCTGTTGAAGCTGGCGTTATGTTGCGTTATGGTAAGTAGATAAAAAAAGACCGCCTTGCAGGGCGGTCTCAACTGGAGTATTGCTATGGATTTCCTCGATTATATCACAAACATTGCGCCCGAAGGCGAAACTATTTTATTGGTAAAGCAAAAGCCTATCCTAGCCGATGGCGCTATCCAATACCATAATGACGGTGCTATGAAGTGTGTTTGGCCTGCCTTTCTACCTGAGCAAGCTAAGATTAAGAAGGCCGATGCTTGGTATGCCAACACCGCCTGCTTTATCATTGACCGCTTTACCGACGGTAAAGTTTCTGCGTCTGCGGCTAATTGTGAGCGCGTAGCGTTCATGGTGCTAGATGACATCGGTACGAAGTCTAAAGTGCCGCCTATCCCGCCGACATGGATTATCGAAACGTCACCGGACAATTACCAATGGGGCTATACCTTTGCCCTTGATGACCAACCTTTAAAGGGAGATTTTAGTGCTGCGATTAAAGCAATTGCTGACGCTGGCTACACAGATGGCGGTGCAATTAACCCTGTTCGCAACTTTCGTGTTCCTGGCAGCGTTAACCTTAAGCCAGGTCGTGATAGTTTTGCATCACGCCTTGTAGAGTTACACCCTGAGCGTGAGTTCAGTCTGCCTCAAATATGTGTAGCGCTAGACGTTACACCTGCACCGGCTGACACCGCTACGCATACATCGATCCGTCTTAAAGACGATGGCGGTGACGACGTGCTTAGTTGGATGAGCAGTAACGGTATGATTATCACGCCTAAGAACGGCGAGGGCTGGGTAGGCGTTGTCTGCCCTAATAGCATTAGCCATAGCGATGGCAACCCTGAAGCTAGATACAAACCCCTAGACCGTTCATTCTGCTGTTACCATGAGCATTGTCAAGAGCTAGACAGCAAGACCTTCTTATCATGGGTTGCCGATAACGGTGGCCCTAAGCATACTCACGGGCTTCGTGAAGAACTACTGGCGGATGTTATGGAAACGGCCTTATCAAAAATTCAACCCTCTGAGATGTTTACGCACGATGCCGACGACATCATCGCAGAGGTAGAGCGCAAAGAGCTAGGCCGTATAGAGAAGGCAGACTGGTATAAACGCTTTGCCTATATACAAGAGGACGACGCCTACTTTGACTTGCAAGACCGTAGAGAGGTTAGCCGTTCTACCTTTAACGCCTTGTTTCGTCACATTGATTGCCGTTCTATCCACACCGCAGCGCGGGTATTACCTGCTGTGTCTTACGATGAGAACCGTCAGACTATGGGCGCTAAGGCCCTAGTAGGTATCACCTATGCTGCCGGTGAGACCGTGCTTGTGTCCCGTGATGGCGATATTTATGGCAACCGTTGGCGCAATGCGCGGCCTGAGAACTTAACGGCTGGCGATATAACGCCGTGGCTAGACCATGCTAGGACGCTTATACCTAACGAGGATGAGCTAGAGCATATATTTGATGTTATGGCCTATAAGGTGCAACACCCTGAGATTAAGATAAACCATGCTGTTTTGCATGGTGGCGATGAGGGCAGTGGTAAAGATACATTTTGGGCGCCATTCCTATGGGCTGTGTGTGGCGATAACTTGCGTAATCGTGGCATTATGGATAACAACTCTGTTAACAGCCAATGGGGTTATCAGCTTGAGTCTGAAGTATTAATCATTAACGAATTGAAAGAGCCGGACGCGTCTGCTCGTCGTCAGCTTGCTAACCAGCTTAAACCTATCATCGCCGCACCGCCTGAAATGCTACCTATCAACCGCAAGGGTTTGCATCCTTACATGATGCTTAATCGTGTTTTCGTTCTAGCGTTCTCGAATGACCCTGTGCCTATCTCCTTAGCTAGTCAAGACCGTCGCTGGTTTTGCGTGTGGAGTCAAGCCCCCCGTATGGAACCGGCTGAGGCAGCGAAGTTGTGGCAGTGGTATAAGACTGGCGGCTTTAGCGCGATTGCTTCGTGGCTTGTGTCTCGTGATGTTAGCAAGTTTAACCCTAGTGCCGCGCCTATGTGGACAGAATTTAAGGCCAACCTGGTCGAGCATGGGATGAGCATGGCCGAGTCGTTCCTCGTCGAACAAATGCGCGAACGAATTGGTGAATTTAGCAAGGGAGTTATTGGCTCACCTTTCCACAGTTTATGTGATCGACTAACTGGCTCTGCCCCGACTGGGGTCAAAATACCGCAAGCAGCGCTACTTCATGCGCTCAAAGAGGCGGGTTGGATTGATTGCGGTAGATTGATGAGTCGCGACTACACGGCCAAGAAACACATCTTTTGCGCTCCCGAACTTGGAGAGATGGACAAGTCAGAGCTAAGGCGGTCTGTTGAGATAAACGAGCCACCGAAGATGGTGGTCATTAAATAGGTAAGGGCATAGCCTAGGTCGATGTATTTAAATCGCTCCTAGCGCGTTGTATGAAATGAAAAACGGCCTTTTTAGGCCGTTTTCTGTTAGATGTCTAAGATTATTGCTATCAAGGCCGCAATCATGGCCGCAATTGCTATAAGCATTTTTCCTCCAAAGCCTCATAGCGTTCGACGAGTGCATCAAATCTGTTCTTTGCGTCGGTTAGGTCTTTGTCCATTGTTTGCGGTGTCATGTCATGGTCAGCCAATATGCTGAGGATGTCGGCCAACTCGTTGACGCTATCCAATGCTTCAGCTAGTGCATCCATTAACGCGCTCTCAAGGTCTGTCTGTGGTTTGGCATAACGAATCAAGTCGTCAGCACTCATAATAGTGGTGTTCATTTGTATTCTCCAGTTGTGGCCAATGTCAGCCCCTCAACGCGCTCGATAGAACGCGCTGAAAGATGACACTAAGGCGCATAAATTGGTTGGTCTGAGCCTTCTCGATAGGCATGGCCGAGGGCGACCTCATGCACATTTATAGAGTCTTCATAGCTTGGCCAATTAGTCCACCAATCAGGCTCAAGGCCATACTGCTCAGCATGAACTTCGAGGCCTTGCTTGAGTGCGAATAACGCGCCTTCTTCAGTCGCATCGTATGCGGTGAAGTTGAAGTTTAGAGTCTCCATGCTGGCGACCCACAGTCTTACATAGTCATGGTATGGTTTCATTGTGTCGTCTCCTAATGATTGATGTAGATGATTGTTGAGTCAGTGTGGCCAACATACGAGCCGTTGTCTTCTAAATACTCGCGCACTGCTAACCAGTGGCCATCGTCGTCTTCCATTGGCTCGAGGTCGAACGCTTCAAATATCTCGCGAGGTGAACCCTCAGAGAACTCACACGCAATCGACACATAGTCGAACGGAATCTCTTGGTCTGTGTCTTGCTCGACTTGCTCCAAGTAATCGAACAACACAGACAAACCGTCATAAGTGAAGTTATTTTTGTAGGTGTCACTCTGTAGAAAAGTGTCACGGAATTGGTATTCGCTGATTGGTTGATACATGATTACACCTCTGTGTTGTAGTTGTTAATTTTGTTTAAGTAAGCCAACGCTTTCACATCGGCATCGGTTAAGCCATAGTAGCTTGGTTTTACTGCAAAGCGTCCGCACTCACTCATGTGAGGATTGTAAACAGACATACCTTTAATGCTGGCGCAATAAACAGGTTCGTCATTTGCATTGGTTGATAAATAGAACTCAGTCATTTGCATACTCATTTATATTGTGGCTAGAAAAATTAAAGATATAAGAATAAGAGCAAAGCAAACCGCGCCAACAATATCCCACGCGGTTAGCTTTTCTTCTGTTGGTTTGCTGTTTTTGTAGTCTTGCATAATCATGGTGCATCTCCTCATTCAAAAATTGCATCAACATAGATGCCGTTTGCTAAAACACTAGCCTCAAAATACTCGCTTTCAGGTGACTCCATTAGCATCGCTTTGAAGTCTTGTTTCTCTATATTCACATAGCAATCTGTCCCAGCTATTGTTGCTCTTAGCTTTTTTGATGTCTTGTTAATCAATGTCACTAGATCTTTGTTAAGCATTTTTACGTCTCCTGGTTGAGTTGCCATCAATTCGATGACTTAAAGACAGTGTAAAGGATTGTTTTACAGTTGTCAACACATAATCGAAAAATAGTTGAATGTAGTCATTTGTAGTCACTTTGTAGTCATTTTATTTGGGCAAATGACTAACATACAAAGCCACGCAACGATTAGCTTTGAGCAATTTGTAAGTCATGTAGTCATCTTTTTTACCTTATGAGTATAAATATATATGTATGTGTAAAGGATTGCTGTGCAGTGACCACCACTGCGATTTATTTGGCATGACTACATGACTTACA